GATAATATCCAAGGTGCTCAAGGGGCTAATTCAGATATCTTCTTATTCGCAGTTCATCAAGAAGTATCAGAACCAATTGAAAACCCTATTACTTTCGTAGCATATTGGTCTTCATCTTATGAAAGCTTATATACTCTGTATAAACAATCACAGAATCCTTACTATCCCTTAGCAGAAGACAAAATCTCTTGGGATATAGTAAAGAATAATCCTGCTTCACATGAGAAATTAAATTATACCTATCTTAATTCTCAGGTAGAGGGTGCTTGTGAACCCTACAGAAATAGTAAGAATACCATGGTACTGATTGGAGTATATGGTTCTGGTACTGATGCTAATACGAAGGAGTCAGAAAACTATGCAATCATCCCTTATGGAGGTTGTTTCCCTCAACCACTACCCTTTAACTCAGCCTACAATGGGATCATGACCCATTCTATTCAAAGAGTAGAACATGTACTGGAAGGATTCGGAGGTAAAGGTGACCAGACTAATGGTATAACTAATCTACAAGAATATCTTACTAATCTGAAGAATGAGCTTATAGAAATGATTAAAAACTCGGCTTCTTCAGTTCCCACTGGATTAATCGCTATGTTTTCAGGTACTACTCCTCCAGATGGTTGGGCATTCTGTGATGGTATGTCTGGTAGACCTAATCTATTGGGTAGATTTGTAGTAGGGTATGATCCAAGTAATCAGGATTATAATACCATTGGTAACATGGGAGGAGAAGCCCTAGTAACTCTTACTTTAGATCAAATACCACCACATAGTCATAAGATTACATTTAAAGAGGAGAAATGGGGGGACAATGCTAGTAATCGACCATTCCCTAATCATACTAGGCCTGACTCAGGTTATACAGCAGATACTCAAGTAACCGGAGGAGGTAGTCCTCATGAGAATAGACCTCCTTATTTCGTACTAGCTTATATCATTAAACTATAATTCTATATAAACTTTTAAAATTATTAGGGCTTTTATATTTAAAGAACAGCTAATCGCTTTCGTCCAACACACAAGTGAAATTCTTATTGGGAAATAAGTTACACTGGAAAGGGAACCTCATGCACTGGGTTCCCTTTTTTTATGTTAGTAATGTAAGTCTTCTTTAGCTTTCTCTTCCCAATATCTTATATCTTCTTTAAGTTCTGAGATATATCTTACCGAAGATTTAGTTCTAGGCATATCAAAAAACTCTACTAATAAAATGTTAGTGATACGAGAACCATCCTTGATTCTCTCTTTAATATAGGGAGGAGGACTAAGCAATATCTCGAAGATCAAATAAGCATCGGGAGATAGGTTCTTCTTCATATATTTATATAACATATCAAGCATTTCTCCTTTAGCTTTCTCTTCTTCTGTATCATCTTCTAGTTCTTTATCATTATCGAATAAATCTTCTAATTGGTAAAGATTCTGATGATATTCTGCTCCCTCTCCATAAGCAGTTCTTAATAAATGATTCTTAAAGGTACTGAGAGAAGCTAGTATCCTTGCTTTTAAATGTTCTTCTTCACAAGTACCGTAATATTTATTAAAGACAAATAACATCTTATCCCAGAAATAAGAACTTATGATATCGGGTGTAACATTAAACCTCCTATTATCAATTTGCTTAGTAAGACGTCTGATAACTGGTTTACAGATTTTATACATCCTATCAAAAGTTTCCTTATCATAATTTTCTTGCATAGGCTTCAACCTATGTATCTCTGATCCGTTGTTGCCATTTTCCTTTATCTTCATAAGTCTATGTTTAAAATGATATGCAAATATAAGTATAATAAATCAAATATAAAATAATATATTAATAAAGTTCACCTAGAAGCTGAGGATTAGTGAGTACTAGGATGAGAGTCTATATGTACAACTCTAACCGAGACTATAGAAATCTATATGATTATACTTAATTATATTGCAATATGAAAAAAGATAATACCAAGTTTGAATTTGACACCAGCTTTCAATTAGAAATCCTAAGGTATCTCTTAAAGGATAAAGAGGGAGGTCTAATAATCAAAAAGATTAAACCAAGTTACCTAGTTCTGATTGAGCATTCTTTAATTGCCGAGGGCATATTTAAGTTCTTCAAAAAGAAAAACAAGATGCCTTCTAAGAATATCCTTAAAGAAGTTATAAAAGAATTACTTGAATCTAAAAATTACGTTGACCTGGTTACTAAGGATGATATACCCAATATCCATAAAATAATCGATGACCTATATTCAAATCCCTTGAATGATTCCGAATACATTCGAGAAAAGATATATCAATTCTCTACCTATGTAGAGATGAAGAACTTGAATGATTCTTTTGATTTGGATAACTTCGAACAATACGAAACCTATTCAAGGAAAATAGAAAAGATACTTCAAAACTCAAAACCTAAGAAAGATGATGAACCTATCTTTATGATAAGGGATATTACAGAAAGACAATTCAAACGTCAAGCAGAACCATCTGTAATACCTTGTCCATTTAGACAACTTAATGATATTACCAATGCTGGAGGTTACCCAGAACATTCAGTAAATGTTATTCTCGATAAACCCAAAGCTAAGAAAACTTTCTTCATGGTAAACTTGGCAAGAGGTTATTTAAGAATGAAGAAATCGGTTTTATATGTAGATACAGAAAATGGTAAAGAACAAATCATGGACCGATTTATTCAATCCTCTATCAATAAAACTAAGAAGGAATTATACTCTGGTGAGTATGACAAACTCGAAGCTAAACATCTTCGTAAACTTGCAAGATTTGGAGTTGAACTAGTAGTTGAAAGAGTTCCTGCCATGATTACGGATTGTAATTATATAAGGGAACTTATAATTAAGCTAAGAAACCAGGGTATCAATATTAAAGTACTAATGGTGGATTATGCAGGAAAGCTTGCTTCAATTGCCAGAGATAAAGAGGATTTCGACCGTATATCGAATGTATATATCGATATTCAGAACCTAGCAGAAGAGATGGACTTAGATATTGTATGGACTGCTCATCATATTACCAGAGAGGGTAAGAAACATAGAACTACTAGATATGATGAGAATGATATATCTGGTTCTATTGCAATTGTTCGTAATGCCCATACAATAGTTGGTCTTAACTCTACTGAACAAGAAGAAAAAGATGATATACTTCGTTGTGAATTAGTAGTACAAAGAGATGGTTTACCTAGTGGTAGAGCATTATTCAAATGCGATGTTGAAAGGCAAAGATGTGTAGAGTTTACTAAAGAACAACGTAAACAGTACGATGAGATATATGGTGAGAAGCTCGAGGAATCTCTCAAGAAGAAAGGGAATCCCGATGCTAATGAAGAGAAGCGAGCTAAAACCAGTGGAGATATATAAACCTAAAATATAAGATTATGATTAAGAGATTAGAAGGAATCCAAAAAGGTCAGAAGGTTTACTTAGTACCTTCAGATTCAAGATGTACTCCACAATATGCAGAAGTATATTCAGTGGGTCCCAAGTATATCAAGTTAACTGGAGTTAATATAAGTTTAAGGGAGTTCTTCTCTGAAGATGGAAGATCTGCTAAATGGGGAGGATGGGAACTTTTCCTTTCAAAGGAATCCTATGAAGAACACAAAGAATTACTTTCACTTAGGTCACAGGTAGTTACTTTATTTGAGCAAATGATACTGAAATGCGAAGACCTAGATAAATTACGTAGGCTAAAGAAAAGATATGCCCAATATGATGACCCATTACCATTTTAACCATGAGTAAGATCACTAATGAATTTAAAACCAAGCTCTACAATTATTTTATTAAGAGCTTGGGCGCTTATCAATATAAACACGGTTGGATGAAATTACCCGTATGCCCATTCTGTCATAGGGAACATAAGATGGGAATTAATCTTTCTATGTACCGTACCAATTGTTTTAGATGCAATTATCATATGAATCCTGCTCAACTAGTAATGGATGTTGAGGGATTTGATACTTATGCAGAACTTTTAAAATTTCTAGATAATGGAAACTTTACAGACAAAGCTTTCTCAGAAGAGAAGATTGAATTATCCGATGCTAAGCCCGTCTATCTTCCAGATGGGTTTAAACTCATTAATCAAGGAACATCACAAGTTGCAAGAAGCATTAGAAGTTACATGTCGAGCCGTGGGTTCACTATCGAAGAATTATCAAAACACGGTATCGGATATGTTGCCACTGAGGGACCTTTTTTTGGGTACCTCATCATACCATATTATTATAAGGGCACGCTCAGGTATTACAATGCGAGAAATGTTATTGGACAGGGCCCAAGATACAATAATCCAAATAAAGATATTACAGGACTTGGAAAGGAATTTATTATCTTCAATCAAGATGCCCTCGACATGTATAGTTCGATATTTATCTGTGAAGGAGCAATCAATGCACTTACTATGGGAGACAGGGCTATTGCCACCATGGGTAAGGCAATCAGTGCTTACCAAGTTAACCAGCTTATCAAATCTCCAGTTGATAGATTTATATTACTCCTGGACCCTGATGCCATCAAATATTCAATCAACCTGGCTTTCAAATTGGTCGCTTATAAAAAGGTCAAAGTTATACAATTGCCTGAAAATAAAGAATGTAACGATCTAGGTCGTAAAGAAGTACTTAAGTTAATATATAATACTCGGTACCAATCTTATCAAGATTTATTGAAACTTAGAAACTCCTTGGATTGAGGATTTCCTATTATAATATATAACTTAAAATGAGAAAGTATGAAACAATTATTAGAAGCTATAAGAGCCAAATATTTATGCCTTCATGATTGGGAGGTGGTAAGTAAAACTGAATATACTGATTGTTGGAAAATCCTATTAAAATGTAAGAAGTGCGGTAAACTTAGAAAGAGAATAGTATGAGAGACCCCTCTATTCATATAACTAAGCATCAATTCGAAAAAATCCTATCTCAGTTAGAGGTATATAATTTTCCGATTGATGCTTTCTTTGTTATTGCTCGTAAGGAAGCAATAAATACTAGAGTTGTAGTTGTTACAAACAATAAGACAACTAAGAAAGTTTCTAACATTTTACTAGCATCTAAGGGAGATGCTGCTTTAGTTGCTGATATTATATATGCAACTCGTATAAAACTAAAGCATAGAGGAGTTAGAAAAATAAGAGAAACAGAACCAAGAAATTGGGCAGTATGTAAAAAGATAGCAGAGCTATGTAATCAATTCTGTGAAGATTTCCAATTAGATACCCGGGAAGGTTTTATCAAATACATCGAACTTGGTATCAAGAAAATGGATGGTAATTATAATAACCTCCTAAACAGATTAGCTTCTATGTCAGAAAAGATTTCAGATTTATATTCTGCTACATTGGAAATGGAAGGTGATTCTGGTAATGCTAAAGCTATACATGATTACTTTATAAAGAGAGTAGCTGATGTTACTGGCATATATGAATCATTCGTTAATCAGCCAGATAAATATATACACTTTGTAAGGTTAGATAAATTTCTATCAGAGAAAGGGTGGGACCCAATTCAATTCATAGATGCTCAATTTGAATCCCTTGCTTGGTGTAATGGTTTACCTGAACCCAGTCAGATGTATAATGACAAGGCTATCGAAAGGTATAATAAATACCTATTTAAACATAAGAATCATTCACAATCAGAGGAACCTAAAGTAGAGGGAAGCCTCTGGTCAAAAATTAATAAATTATGAAAGCTTTTAAAAATCGTTTAGAAGAGATGGCAGAAGCCACTGTAAATGCTTTGGATTATTCCGATAGCAAAGTAGAATACCCCGATATTTCTATAGTTCAGAAATGGCCTAAGGAAATAATCTTGCCCTTGTATGATTTATATAAAAATACTCGGTATTCAGAATTAGCTTCAATCCTTATGTATACTCAGCATCA